TTATATGATTGAGCATATTGTTAAGGGAGATAGAGGCGATGGAATTCCTAATGCCTTATCTGACGACGACGTTTTTGTAACAGGCAAAAGACAAAAGCCTGTTAGACAAACGACCCTAAATAAGATTGTCGATGTAGTTTCATCGGTCCCTACGTTTGGTACGATAGATGATTCGTACGAATGGAGAGAAGGGTTTCATAGAAACTGGAAATTAATCGACCTGAAGCACACGCCCGATCATATTAAAAGTGAAGTGCATGTGCAATGGAATAAACCTGACAAAGATAGAAAACATTTGTTTAACTACTTTGTTCAAAAAAAGCTAAATAATTTAGTAGAAAATATAAGTGAGTTTTAATATGTTAAAAGGATTAGGCGAAATAATTAATGAAGTCAAAAAGGCCAAGTCTGTTGGCGAAAAGATTCGAATCTTGCAAAGAGAGGACAACAAAGAGCTGAGAGGCCTCTTTGAGTTAACTTACGACAACAGATTGACTTGGGCACTTCCTGAAGGTAACCCTCCATACAAACCATTGGACAAGTCTATGGACGCACAGGGTAATCTATATCAAGATATGAGACGTATGTACATTTTCTTAAAGCATCCAAAATCAGCAAACGTTGCTCAAGCAAAAAGAGAGCAGTTGTTTATTAGTATGCTTGAAGAAGTTGATCCAGATGACGCTGCTTTACTACTTGAAGCAAAGAGTAGAAAGATTAAAGGCGTTTCTAAGAATATCGTTAAACAAGCATACCCAGAGTTTTTAGACGACCCAGCGAATCAAGACTAATGCCACTATACACTTTCAAGGACGCCGAGACGGGTGAGACCTTTGATATGATGATGAAGATAGCTGAGAGAGAAACTTTTTTAGAAAAGAATCCTCAGCTTGAAACTGTCATAGGTGCTCCTATGATTGTATCTGGTGTTATGGGTCAGAGAAAAGTCGATGAAGGCTTTAACGAAGTACTACAAAAGATTGGTGAACAAAATCCTAACACTCCTTTTGGAAGAGAGGTAGGAGCTAAAGCTACCACAGCTAAGCAAGGAAAAGTTAATCAAGTTGTAGAGAAGTGGCAAAAGAAATTTCAGAAAGATATGAACAGTGGAACATAGACTAACTAAAAAGCAGCGTAGAATGTTACGCCAACAAGACGTCTTAGAAAAAGACAACACTATAAACACTTCAAACTTTAAAGTTGACTTCAAACCAAAAACAAATACTCAGTATGCAGCTTGCCGAGCATGGGACGATGGTCATCATCTGCTAATGCATGGTTATGCTGGTACTGGTAAAACGTATGTTGGAATGGCACTAGCTTTAGAAGAGGTGCTCAAAAACCACTACAAAAAATTAGTAGTAGTAAGAAGTGCAGTGCCTACAAGGGATATTGGTTTCTTGCCTGGCACAGCCAAACAGAAAATGGAAGTTTATGAACAGCCTTACAAACAAATTGCATCTTCATTATTTCATAGGGGAGATGCTTATGAAATCCTTAGTAACAAATTTATGCTTGAGTTTGTCCCGACATCATTTGTTCGTGGAACCACTCTTGATAATTGTATTGTACTTGTCGACGAGATAAACAATATGACCTTTCATGAGATTGACAGTGTCATTACAAGATTAGGAGATAATACTAGATGTATCTTGTGTGGTGATTATAGACAAAGCGATCTAGCTAACACAAGAGAACTTTCTGGCATCTCTCAATTTATGAGCGTCATCAATAACATGAACAGTTTTGTTAAGATGGAATTTAAAACAGGCGACATTGTAAGAAGTCCTTTAGTTAAAGAGTACATTATTACAAAAGCTACCATGGGAATCGTATAGATGTTTGATTTACAGCTCTCAGACCTTCAGAGACTGCCTAGACGGAACGTTAACGGCAAAAGAGTATATGAGACACCAGACGGCTCTCACTACCCTTCTATCACGACTATAACGTCTCAGATGAACGCTAAAGCAATAAGCGAGTGGAGAGCTAGAGTTGGTAGTACTGCAGCAAATAAAATAACAGCACAGGCATCAGCAAGAGGAACTAGCGTACATAAGTTATGTGAAGATTATATTCTTGGAGAGTTAAGTGAAGAAAAGGTAATGCCTTCTAACAAAGAAATGTTCCTCACTATAAAGAAACATTTGGACGAACACGTAACAGTTGTTAGATCAGTAGAAGGATTTCTTTATAGTGATTTTCTAAGAGCAGCTGGCCAAGTAGACTTAGTCGCTGAATACAATGGTGTGCTTTCTATCATAGACTTCAAAACAGCTAAAAAGAAAAAGAAAGAAGAGTGGATCCAGAATTATTTTGTTCAGGAGTCTGCTTACAGTTTTATGTTTGAAGAGAGAACCGGGTTTCAGGTTCCTCAGTTAGTTACAATCATTGGGGTCGATGGAGAGGTAGAGCCCCAAGTGTTCATTAAGAACACTAAGGAGCGTAACCAATACTTACTTCAGTTTCTTACTCTGCGCGAGAGTTTTGGAGAAGCTGAGTAAGATTTTTATTTTCAGATTTTAGTTCTAAAATCTCTTTTCTCAATTCTTCATTTTTAATTAGAGCACCATACTTTGCTTTCTCTAATTCTGCTATCTGAAGTTTTAAATGATTTTCTATAGAGATAGATTTATTAGCTATCTGTTCCCTCTGAGACATCAGTTGTTTCCTTACTGTTGATGATATTGTTTAACAAAACAGCCCACTGCTTTGCTCTCACTTCCCAATTGTAAAAACCATTAATATATGCTTTCTGCATATTGAGTCTTTCATCCATTACTGGATCAGTGACTAGTTGTAAAGCGTCTCCTAGAGTTAGAGCACATCTAGTGGCATGCTCGTTCATATCTTCAGTGTAGTCGTACTGAAGAGTCCAATTAGCTGTCGTTTCTGGTAATGCAGCTAAACTACTATGAACACAAATACAACCTGCGCTCATAGCTTCTAACATAGCAATACAGCTTGTCTCTGGCCATACGCTAGGTAGACAGAAGATGTGTGCCTTCTGTAACGCTTTATGAATTTCTTTATTTTCAACATGACCGTGATATGTCATGTTAGGATGTTTCTTTATTTTTTTGAATAGCTCTTCAAAAGGCTTGTCTCGTTCTTTCCATCCATAGATTCCAAACGAACTATAAACATCTAAGTGCCAGTTGATGTGCGAGAAGTGTTGTTCCACCCATTCCATAATAGGATACAAAAGCTCTAATCCTCTATGCGGGGTAGTATGATAAATCAAATTAACACATTCTTTAGGATCTGGTTTAGTGTGCTCAGCAATAGGTTCAATTGCATTTTGAAGCACGACCATCTTACTTGGAGGGACTCCTAGAAAGTCTACTATTTGTTGTTTCTGCCAATGCGACACACAAACAATCTTTTCAAACTTTTCCCATCCGCCATCTTTTAGATGACTCATTTCTGGATCCTGTGCTAGATCGTGAACCCAATAGATCGGAATCTTGCCTTTAACGGTTCCTCTAAATCTACTAGGAATAATCTGAAACTTGTCCAGTACCGCAGGATCAATTTTTTTATTAAGGGCGTACTTCATAAGTTCAGTGCCGCCCATTGCGTTTCTGTCTAACTCATTAGACTCAACCTGAGGGTTTGACGCCTCAGGATCGCCTATCACATTTAATTTCATAATGATTCATTCAATTCCAAAAAAGTTTTTAGTTGGTCATATCCGCCGATCAATTGATCGTCTCTATAAATCTGCGGCATAGTTCTTGCTGCAGGGTTCTTCTCTCTGAGTTCAGTGAACCAGTCAATGTTCTCAGAAATGTTTTTCACCTCTACATTATCTTCGTCTTTTAAAGCAAACTTTGCTTTGTCACAATAAGGACAATGGTCCTTTGAATAAATTAACCAATTAGCCATATTATTTTAAGTTAGTCTTCCCGCCACCAGACTTAGGTCTTCCGCCACCTGCTTTTTTCTTAGGTGCAGGCTTAGGTTTAGGTGCTGGTACTTTAACATTATCTTTTTTATTGTCTTGCCAAATGTGATATCCAATGAAACCAACAAATGCAACAATGATCAAAATTCCTAAAGCGCTTTCCATATTTCTCTCCTTTATTATCCGAGTAGGATCTCTCCTATTGCTTTTAATATAGGTGCGTACTCTATACCTGCTCCAAATAGATTTAGGATAAAGATAACACCGTTTATGATTACTATTTTAATACCTAAAAGAATCAATATTACATATGGTATTGTTTTTAATAGACCATTCTTTTTGTAGAACTTTATTATAGGCCAGTCCCATTTGCCGTCTTTAATAAACACTAAATTACTACTTCTGTAGTATCCCATTCATCATCCTTGTATTGAGGATGGAATGTGTCCATTCTGCTTTCACCTTCTTTACTAAACTCTTCTACAAATTGTTTGTATAGAACCGGAACGCCAATGTTATATTTTTGTCTTACTTCTTGTATATCCATTTCTAATAGATCCATTGGACCTAAATGAAACAAGCTCTTATCTACTTTCTTAGAAAGTTCTATACACTCTTTTCTTACTTTCCAAGGTAGGTTTGATTTTGTTTTTCTTGCAACTTTCCACGTACCAAAGAACGATACTAGCTTTGGTGGCTTAAATGCAGAAAGATAACTTGTGACTTCTTGGATCATTGCTTCGCCCATTGTTGCAGTGTCATATCTAAACAACACATGCCAGAAGTCATGTACTAATAGAAGATGCCTTGAAAGATTAACTCTTACTTCTTGATCAAATCTTTCTGGATTAGCTTCTTCGTGTTTAAATCTTTGATTGTATAAATCTTCTATACCCCAATTCTTAACAAGGTTATAGTAGTGGGCACCTACCGTGTTAGGTGCCAAATTTTTCAAATAGTCGAAATTCATCAAAGTCGGAACGGTAACAGCATCAACATACTCTTCAGCAAATTGACCTCTAGCCCAAAGAATATCTCTACCCTTTTTGGTCTTTCTGTTAGCCATGGCCATCATTGGCCCAAATGGAATATTCATCTCACGGTACATATTAACAATATGATCAAGACGATGTTGTCCATTCATATCCGGGTTATCATAATTTCCAAATCCTTTAGTGTCAGTTGACATAAGGTATCTTGTTGTTTTAAAAATCTTTGATAAATTCCACATAAATGATTATAAGTCCTTCCAGCCTTCTGATTTAACGAACGTGAAAATACCGTAACCTAATGCTAGCCATGCTAACCAGTCTACAATACCTCCAAGAAGTATCCAGCATAAAGATAGAGCTATAATAATGCCTCCATCCCATGAAGTACGCTCAGCCCATCGAGCTAAGATCCAGTCTTTTGCGATATTAATAATATCCATAAAGTCTCCTTTTATTATTCCCAAGGAAAGACTATCCAGTCGTTTTCCTTTTCTTTATTTATCACCTCTCCAGAATACAGTGATGTAAATTTTGAGCTGTCTTTAGTGAACAATGATGCAAATCTAGGCCGTGCAATTAGTTTTCTATAACATTGATCTAACACTTCTGAAAAAGTAGACCCACTATCGTTGATGTCGTCTACGATAATAATATTAGAGAAATCTGAAAGCTCCTTCCAGTTAAATTTAGATATGGACGCCATGCCATCTCGTAATGAGATGTTAAGACAAAACAATGGGACGTTAAACATATGTGATAGCATAACTGCTGGAACTAACCCTCCACGGGTTAGTCCAACAATTGCATCTGGTTCGTCATATCCTACCTGGGCAGCTAT